CATCAACCGCCAGTCTGCCAGGGAGTGCCAGTAGCATTCCGCGGATAGTATAAATCAGATCCTCGGTCATATCAGCCACGTCCTCGGAGCGGTGCATTTTGCCTTGAAGTTCTTTAGCTTCCAAGACTTTAATAATTGCATTTGCTTTTTTAATGCTTAATTCTGCCTCTGCTTTTTCAATATCAGTAGGATTAGGCGCTTTGCTTGTCCGGTATTCGGCATAAGCCTGAATTGTTTCAGAAAGATTATACCGGCTGCGTCCTTTAGTGGGTAAAACCCCGTCTTGGGTTAATTGCTGAACCCATCGGGCCGTAACCCCTAAAATAAGGGCTATTTCCTTTGTAGAAACTTCTGTTTTTGCCGTTATTTCCATCCAATTTACCTCCTTGTTACCTCCGAAACGAAGCGAACTGACCAAAATTTTTCCTTACTAACTGAATAAAATTCGGGGGTCGGCGAGCCGCGATGTTTTTTTTCCTCGTCACAGTACCTTTTTTTTTCTGGGACGCATTGCTCCTTTCAGTCCCATTGTTGCGTCGAGCTGCCACTGCTCCTTTCGGCAGCCTTATCGCAAACTACTCGGCAAAGGGATGCACGCTGCCGTATAGAATGTCTGCATCTTTTTAGGTCTCCTGGTACCTGTAATCAGGTATTGCTCCTTTACGCTATGGGCTTATCACAGTAAGCTTTATAGTTTGATTCTGATATCCACGCCGTCCGGCAGATCCAGTCGCATCAAAGCATCTACTGCCCTGGCTGTGGGTCTCAAGAGGTCTATTGAGCGTCTATGCGTCCTTGTCTTTGTGAAAATATCCTTCACGGTTGGTAGCGGTGTAGGGCGTGCTATCTCTGTGTCATTCTTCTCAGCAAGTTCGACTATCCTTTCCGCTGACTGATCAACGAGTTCATGATTTTTTCCTCGTAACCGAATCTTTATTGCTTTGCCTCTCATAGTGGTAACACCTCCTTAGACTTTAATCGCACTGCTGAGCAGTATACCTACATCCCTGAGCGCCTCCTTGTCAGCGTCAGTTATTTCGGATCCGTCAGCAATGATAAGACTCTCTTTGACAAAGTGTCCGGTGCGGTAGGCCCGGGCTATTACATCTGATGCTGTACCTACTACAGTATCCTCAGCCAGGATGCAGTTCGCAGACAGGGTTTCATTAGCGGCTGCGTTGGTACCGTGAATGACATATTTCCCGTCACCGGCGGCACCGGCCGAAAGGTCAAGCAGCGTTCCGCGCTTGAGCGTCGATTCTGAACTTAGTCTCCGAATGACTATATGGAACACATCTGCGAGAGGATATGATGCAGCAATCAGTCCATCGAAGGATTGTTCTCCTAAATCTTCATAAAGATTGCTCATGGTAGTATTACCTCCTTGATTTCACTGATTTGATTAGCCATGCCTTAATGCCTCTCCGGATGCTGACTTTTCAAGTTCGGCATACTTTTCAAAATTGAAATGTCTGTCAATTTCTTGCATGTTAACCCCATAACCACCGCCGGCACGGAAGTTCTGAGTTGTTTTTTTGATTTTCTCATAGTCTTTAATCTTCTCTTCTGCCAATCTATAAGTTTCAACCTTAGCTTTAAAGTAATCCTCTCTAAGTTTTATATGCACTGAATTCTTTTCAACAACTTTGTTATAAAGATCTTCATCTCCGACTATGTGAGTATTCTCCAACATTCCGATTTCGGTTGTTAGCTGAAGCTTTTCAACCTCCAGTTCTTTCATCTTAGCTTTAATGATATCTAGCTTTCCACTATCACCTGCTACTGTAGCTGCTACAAGAGGTTTCTTTAATGCTTCTATCCTTATCTCACAATCTTCAAGAAGCTCTTTTAACACCTTTGTCCGCTCAACTACCTTTTTCTCCTTCTCTTTGGCACTGGCATAATAGGCCTCACGTGCTCTTTGTGCTTCTGCTGATGCATCACTACATGCCTGACTTAATTCCTCTAAAGCATCCAGGATCATCTTAGGATCTTCTGCATAAAACTTTTCCATAATACTGTTGAATGTCATAAATCATCTTCCTCTCCATAATTAGTTTTAAGTTACCGTATTAACATCATAAAACATTGCTATTATCGATTTTAATCTCGATTAAATGCTATTTTAGGCTTTTGAGCTGCTTTTACTCCTGCGTTAATAGCTGCGCGTAACGCCAGCTCTTGGGCTGTGCAGGCCTTTTCGCCGTACTTAGCTTCGAAAACCAACTTATCATCATTTATCGCCTCAGCGATATCTTCGATTTCTTGCAGGCGTTTTCGTTCAGCTGCTACAACTGCATTGATGGCGCTTTGCTTAGCTACAGCCCTCACCTCGGCCTCGATTGTAGCTGCAAGCTCTGGGTTTTCCTTTCTAAGCTCATCAAGATTTTTTGCCATGAGTTTGTTCCCTCCTTCATTGCCGTTCTTTGTCGGCATATTCTTATTTCTCTCATCAGCATGAGTAAATGAGTACACAGGCAAGTATCGTGCCCGCAAAAAAGATCCCTTTAAGGGTTTTGGTATACACAAGGGATGAATTGGATACCTTGTACCAGATTCTGGGGCCATTTTTCTATACCTCCTTCCTCTCCGCCATTACCGGCTGTATAATTTATCATTTAACCAGGTTTCTTTCCCAGGTTAATGCTTCGCCCAATTTATTCCGTCGATTCCATACGCAAAGATCATCATCTTGTCCAGCACATGGTCTAAGTCTTTGTATACCGTGCGGATGTTTATCATCTGTTGCCTCGATACCATCCAATCAGTGCCATCTGTAATAAAGTATTGGACAAATGTATTATGCCTGCGGGGATATTCTCGACCGGTTCTTTCTGCGTATAGCTTACTTTTCCTAATCAAGCTTTCAAGCCAGATCCTTAAAGGACTATCCTCTTCCATATGCCTCATGTTCTTAAAAGCTTCTCTCAACTGTTTTCTTTTCTGTTTGTAATTTTCAATCCCCGTGCATAATAATTCTTGTATTTCAAAATTCATCTTGTACACCTCTCAATCTGTTCTATCGTCGATAGGGAATTAAAAACGATTCTACTGAGCTAAGACCCGTTTCCTTCCAGAATGTATATCCGGTTCTACTGTAGGGACTCTTCGGATAATTTTTACCTGGAAGGAACTCTGCAAGCATTTCATGGTATTTGCTGTGGAAAATACGGTCTAATGCATCGCGATGTTGCTGCCCGATACTCTGTATTGAGCATTCACGAATTTCTGCGATCTTGGTAAGACTTAATCCGAAATAGTAGTGCATTGTCAGCAATTCATATTGTTTTTTGGTCAATACCGTCATTGCTACATCTAACGCTGCTCGCAGTTCCTGATTCCAGACATCTTCTACAACAAGCTCTTCGAGATTGGCCTCGCCAGGCATCAAGTCGCCTATTGTATCAAGCAATGTAATGTCGGTATCTTTGCGAATCTCTCTATCAAGAGAGTCACTATAATTTAACCAATCTCGTTTTGAAGTTCTTATTCCCAATGTCTCACGGAAGGCATTTATAAGTGTCAGGTTGAGATAAGTAAGGAACTTGAATTCCTTTTCTGGTTTGAAATATTGAATTGCTGCAACCAGTGCAATATATCCTGATTGAATTAGATCATCTAGCTCGCAGCCATTTTTATATTCAAGCTTATTAAAATACCTCCGCGCAATCATTACTACAAACTTCCGTACCTGTTCCCACAACTGAGGCAGCAGGCCATCATCGCCTTGCTGGATCAGGACCACTAGTTCTTCATTTGTCACCTGGTTGACACCTCCCCGCCGAAAATGTTATCATTTGTTCAACGAATATCGACGGCGGTGACATTCATAGACTGACAAGAGATGGCGCAGGGTGCAGATCCTGCGCCTCTCCTTTGCTCTTATGTAACAATCAGGTTGAACTGACCGTCACCAACAATTTCGAGCGATTCAATAGTTCCCTGCTTTTGGCCACCGGGTACCTGGCATTCGCCCCTGTGGTAGAACTTACGAATGTCGCCATGGGCAGAATATGCCTTAAGCTCTTGTCCATTCATAAATACCTCAACTGTTCCTTCCGCAGTAATATCGATTGTTGTTGCAGTATTGCCGATGCCTAATACAGCATGTATCAGATTGTTGCCTCGCTTTTCTGATGCCGGCGCCATCCCACCGCATTCCGGGTATCTGCTTGGTCCAGGGTTAATGAATTTAACTCCCACGTTAATGTCCTCCTTCATCATTTTGATTTTATGATTTATCGTGAAGCCTTGGCTCTACGATGCATCGCTGATCTTTCCACACCTGTGAAACCATTCAAAATTTCATTGTCTGTCATTTTTCTACCCAGCTCTTTTTCTATGAGTCTAATTAGGTCGTTTAATGCTCTAATGATTTTCTGAAACTCCCCAATCCCTCTCTCTTTTTCCTGCGCTGGAACATTCGGGTTGTCTAAATATGCCGTACCTTTTTTCTCTCGTTCAATTAGCCCGTTATATTTTTCTATATACTCAGAAAGGGCATTGCTCATCGTCTTCGCCTCCATCGTTATCTAAATACCTAACCCATTGAAAATTATAGTAATATACTGCTCCATCTTGCCGCTCCAGTAACAGGCCAGTCTCTCTATCAAAACTAACCTCACATTTCGTTAAGTCCGAGTAGTACCTGTTTTTAATAACCTCTATATAGCCGTTAATACCATCTGCTATCTTATCCTCGTCATATTCGCGAATAACCGAAATTACATTATCTGCTTTATTCGCAAGGTCTGAAGTTCCGCTTATCTGCTCAAAGTCTAGACGCTCACCTTTTGAATAGGTTTTATTAGGGTGGAGAACTATAAGAATATGCACCCCGTATATTTTTGATATGTCACAGCATCGCTGCATGAAGTCTGCCTGAGCCTCGTTTTTCTCTGCAGCCTTTGCTGATAAAATACTCATAAGGTTGTCTATTACAATAAGCCGGTGTTGCTTTAATTTGATTTCGTAGTCTATCATTGAGAACAGCTCATCTGTTGTTTTTAGATTAGACTCGCCTTTATTGAATATTGTTAATTTGCCTTTATGCCACTGTTGTAAAGCTGATAATACCTCAAAGGTAGGCTCTTTGTGATATCGTTTATTAATTTTTACCGTGGTGTAATATTTTCTATTTCTCCCTATTACGCACTGGTATATTTCATTGATGAATGTTTCCTGGTCACCTTCTCCAGATATTACATAAACTTTGTTATCGTGGTTTATAGCATTTGCTATGATCTGTTTTGTAAGAGTTGTCTTGCCTGAGTTGGCCCTCCCAACAATCAAAGTAACGCAGCCAGGAGCAAGGTCATTTATTGCATTGTCTATCGCAGGGATTCCGGTTGGAATATACTTTCCTCTTCTTGCTGTCAGGCCTTTGTAAGGATTTAGGTCAAGATCACGACGGCCTTCAATTTTAAATCTAGCACTTTCTATAATTCGATTTACTGCTTCAGGTCCATTGCGAACCATTTCCTCGTTTATGTCTTTCAGCCGGTACAACTTCTTATCAATCAACTTTGCCTTATTGCCGAAAGTATCAACGAAAAACTTATCCATGTTGGCCCCGGCCTCGTCATTGTCAGAAACTATGATCATGTAATTAAACTTGCTAAGAAAGTCCTTTGCTTGTTCAATCATTACCGATAAAGAGTTAGCTCCGGCTCCTACTGATACAACATTCTTATTGCCGCATTGCCAGATACACATACAGTCAAATTCACCTTCGCAAATTATAATCTCATCTGTATCATCAGGAACATTCTGAGCGTTAAATAAATACGGTTTTGAACCCGTCAAAGATAGCATTTTCGGCTTGCCAGGATTTTTTAGCGGCTTTCTTCGCTTATACCCGACAATTGTTTCATGCCTGAAATAGGGGAAGGCTATCTCTCCCTGATATGACATCAGCTGAAATTGCTTTATTGTTTCTTCTGTTAGACCCCGTAATTTTATGTAATCTATGCACTCTTGGGTAATAGGGGTAATCTTCTTTAGCTCAGTTTCAAAGGTCACTCTATTTTTGTAGATGCTCGTTTTGGTGTGCTCTTCTTTTCCCAGTAACTCTCTTACAATCTCCTGATGCGAATAATTTAAGTGCTCCCGGTAATAGGCATATAGATCAATATTCATACCACAAGTAAAGCAGTGGAATTGCAAAGCATTTCTATCCCATGACATTGAAGGATTTCTATCACTGTTCTTATGTGCTATACCATTGGGGCATCTATATTTAGAGCCTTTCCGTACAAGGTTTAAGCCGTTGGCAATTATCCCTTCTGCAGCTTGTCCGTATTTAGCTTTGATATCTTGTATATCACTCATAGGAATGACTCCTTATACATGGTTTTCATTCTCTTTGCATCTTCCTCAACTTTCAGCCTCTCAGCTTCTTGCAGCTCCGCTATACGCTCATCGTATGATTTAAACTTTAGCTGCTTAGGTTCAGCCTTAGACTTGTCCGTATCCTCATCATCCAGGTAATCAATGTACCCGGTGTTAAAAAAGGTTGAGCCATACATGGTGTATTGAGGATCCTGTCCTTCGCGTTCTTTTTTGTATTTGCTGATTGCCTTTGCTAACTTGTCATAGCCAATTTTGAATAGCTTCTGTTTTTGATTTTTGCTTACCGCACCCTTACCTTTTTTCTTAGGGTACAACTGCCATATTTCCTCAAAGAATTTTTCGCAATCGCCTATCTTTATGTTTTCTTTATGTTTTATTTGTTGGTGGAACTGTGGTTCTACTGTTGTGTTGAACTGTGGTTCTACTGTTGTGTCCTGCTCTACTTCAACTGTTGATGTGGGGCTCACCTGTTGAAGTACAGTTCTACTGTCCCTATATCTCCACTCTTCATAATTTTTATTAAAAGCTATTATCCTGGATGAATTAAAGGTGGATTCTTTCACAACTTTTAACACATTGGAACTTATTAGTTCGTTTAGACCCTCTGAAATATATCGTTTGCTCATGCCGGTAGCGTTTGATAGAAAACTTAAGGATAGTTCCGCCTCCTTTCGCCCAAATCCGTAAGTATATCTCCAGCAGGCTAATATAATTTTCAAGTGAGTAGCAATAAATGATTTTTTTAGTACGGCCTCTAGTAATTCATTTGCTATTCTTGTATATCCGTTTTCAAGCTGAACATCAGCCATGTGCTCACCTCTTCTCAAGTTCTTTCAGGTACTTCCTTGCAAGAGGTACAGCCTCCGGATAAAGGCAATAAATATCTTCCTTTTCTTGTCCTAGGCGGTTTAAGGAATATGTTCTTGGTTCCCTATCTCTTAAATCCAATAGATAGGCAAGCCTTTTCGCTATTATTTCAATATTTGCTTTTTTAGGCATTCCAGTCATACTAAATCACCGCCTTGATATCTAATTGACAGATCCCCACACAGTAAAGTAAAATATTTATATATCGCTCCGGCGATAACAATGGGGTTTCTACATCAAGCTTTTGCGGGCAGGTGTGAGAGACCTCATTTTGTTTAATATACCTTTCTGCGCTCATATCGTTCACCTCCACAAACCTTTCGAATCTTACCAATTTGATCAGCTTGTTTTTGTTGTGTATCTGGATTGGCCAGAAATTCCACAAGTGCATCATAGTTTATAAGTCGGCGTTGACCAATTTGCACTACTGGGATCTTACCGCTAGCTGCAAGCGACCGTATAAAATTAAGCGATACACAGCTTTCTGGATCCTCTTGCCGTAGCAATTCTAAAGCTTGGGCTGCATAACGCATCCTTGCCATACCATCACCTCCTTGAAGCATACATTTTTGTTCATTTTCTTTCCATGCTTGACATACCGCGGATGATCTTCCTAATTTGTGCTTTTTTGGCATCAGGGAGCTCATGGCGAAGGTACTTGGAAAATGCGCTATCACTCATCCCCAGTTGTTCTGCAACCTGCCATAACTTAACTCCAGCTTCCTTGACCTCAGTCCTAATGTCTACGTTCCTCACTGTTTCTTACACCTCCATTTAATTGTTGTTGACAACTGTTAAATTTCGCAGTATATTAAATATGGAACAGTTGTTATTGTTGTTTCATAACTGAATATACCACAAATTTAACAGAATAAGGATTTGTTCCAAAAAAGTTTATATATGTACCATTAAAGTTTGTTGTTCTAAAAGTGGAACACAGGGAGGGATAACAGTGAAGTTGACCAGAGGCGAACGCTTTGAAGAGGCACGACGAAATGCAAATCTAACAATGGATGAAGCGTCTAACGAAAAAACAGGCGCTGGTGTCAGTAAATCTTTAATCCAGGCACTTGAAGATGATGATAATTCCAGGGATGTCGGTTATTTAAAAGTTGCTAAGCTTGCTGCTTGTTATAAAGTCAGCGCAGACTATCTATTAGGGCTGTCTGATATTGCCAGTCCGGATATTACTATCCAAGAGATTGGAAAAAAAACCGGTTTATCTGAGAAGGCAATTAAGCGCTTACAACAATTCAATAACAATGATATTGAATCTAATCAATCCTTATTTAATACAATGCATGATTTCAAGACCATGGATCTGCTTAATTCATTTCTTGAACATCAAAAACTAAATGAGTTTATAGCTAATATTTATGCAGCTATGAGGTATTCGAAATTTCAATTAGCAGATAATGTTATCGGTGAGGATGGCATAAATGCCGAAAAAGCAGCTAGCAGGATCGGTGGCATCGTGTTGCAGCAGGAGGATGCCATCGGCTATTTCCAGCAAGAGGCAATCAATGTATTACGGGATATTGTGTACGATCTAATACCAGATAAGAAAAAGGAGGAATGATTATGGCTACAGTAACTAAGCGCGGAAATAGCTATAAGATTACCGTTAGCTGCGGTTATGACTTAAATGGGAAACAGATCCGTCAGCACATGACCTGGACACCTGAAACAAATATGACCTCACGCCAGATTGAAAAAGAGCTCAAACGTCAAGAGGTCTTATTTGAAGAACAAGTTAAGGCTGGCACTTTACATGATGGAAATATTCGATTTCAAGATTTTGGAGAGGAATGGATGACAAATTATGCAGAGAAGCAGCTAAAGATAAAGACTATTGATGGATACAAGAAACTAATGCCTGCCATCAATACAGCTTTAGGACATATTAAATTGAAAGAGCTGCGGACTGGCCATTTAAACGCATTCTATTCCAATTTGCAGGAGGAAGGCATGCGAGGCGATACAAAGTGCAGAGCAAAAGTAGATATAAAACAACTAATGAAAGAGCAAAATATCAACCAGACCCAATTAGCCAATGCGTCAGGTCTTAAATCAGATACTGTAAAGAAGGCAACCATGGGGCATAATATCAATCAGCAAAGTGCTGAGGCCATAGCTAAAGTCCTTGGAAGAAGGCGTATTGATTTATTTGAGGATAAGCCAAAAGCTGCTACATTGTCCCCAAATACCGTTAGAGCTTATCATCGTCTCATATCCTCCATACTATCGAAAGCCGTGAAGTGGTCATATATTCCCTATAACCCAGCTACAAACGCAGAACTCCCCAAATTGGAGAATACAGAAGCCAAGCACCTTGATGAAGATGATGCCCGCCGCTTACTTACTTTGTTGCATGATGAGCCTATTAAATATAGGGCCATGATTACTTTTGATCTACTTTCTGGCCTCCGTCGGGGGGAGTTATTAGGCCTTCGCTGGCAGGATATAGATTTTGAAGATGAGACAATTAAGATCGTGCAAACATCATCCTATGTCCCTAGTGAGGGAATATACACTGACACACCTAAAAATGTAACATCCAGCCGTCCACTCAAACTCTCCAGGGTTGCCTTTATCATGCTTAGAGAATATCAAGATTGGCAAGATGAGCAACGAGAGGCCTGCGGGGACTTTTGGAAAGATAAAGATAACCGTGTCTTCACTACTGACGATGGTGCCCCTGTTCATCCTGATTCGCTTACAAGCTGGTTTTCTGATTTTGTGGAACGCAGCGGGTTAC